GGATGACGGTGAAGTCGCCTTCCGCCGTCTCGCCTCCGATCAGGGTGGGGCGCATGGAGAGGGTCATGGGTGGTGGCTCAGGGCGACTGAGTACATCAGCGTGTGACTATATGGATGCATGTTCATGGCTCTCTGCTCATCAGTTGTTATGTGGCCGTTGCCGGTAGGGCCGGAATAGCGCCGCGACCTTTACAATCGTCGCAGGTCTCATTGCTGTCTGGGTGGTTGCTGATCCCACTTCCCATGCAACTGGTGCAAGTCTCATGGTGGAATAGCGCCAAAACAGCATCGGCATCTTGAAGGGCAGAATAGATTGCTACACGGGATCGGTCCGTTCCGTGCGGCTTCTCAGCATACCAAGCGAACATGCTTTCGGTGTCTTTGGCATCCAAGTGGTAGCGCCGAGCGTGGATAGCTTTAGCAATCATCTCTCGGGTAGGTAGCTGATTAGTCATTGTAATTGATCCCGTCCCCGACCTTGCCGCAATAGCAGCACATGCCGCTAACGTCGTATCGAAACTTGCCAATGGTCGGCGTGTCGCAGTGGTAGTAGCGCCACCAGCATCGGATTCGGTATAGAGCCTTGATCACTTCAGCGCTCCTGGCGTGTAAGAAAATTGCTACATATTTCTTAAAGTCGGGAGGCATGCGGGCGCCGCGACCTGCCCACCTCCCGCAGTGCTCGCGGCTTCCTCGGATGGCCTGTCGGCCAAATTCACTTCAGCGCTCATCGGTCACAATTGCGGCAGCGATGCCAGCACTTCCTCAATCCGGTCCTTCGTCACGCCTTCCGGCGCATCCCAGCGGCGATCCATGTATTGGCGCAGGCGTCCCCACGCCGCCTGACGCTCGACTTCGGCTTCCCATGCTGCCTTGTTGAGCCAGCACTGCCCTGGTGACGCATATCCGTTGCCATCCGCCTTCAGGGTCGTGATGTCGATGCGGTGACCCCAGTAGTCGAGGTGTGCCCACTTGCGACCGACCCTTGTGACCTTGACCGTGCGCGGCTCGCCGCTTCGCTTCTCGCGATGCACGAACCAAAGCTCTTGCCCAACGTTAAGGCTCACTTGCGTTCTCCCTGTCGCAGTGGGGAAGTGATCTTCCAGCGGATGATGTTGCCGGTGAAGCTGTTGGTCTCGTAGCGCTCCGAGAACCATTTCCACATCGCGGCGTAGTTCTCGAATCCGTCCGCCTTGGCGAAGTCGTCTATGTCGCCGGGGAAGCGGGACTTGTCCCCCAGCGTCACGCCGCTCGCCGTCAGCCCAACATAGGTGCAGTCGATGCAGGTGGCGTCTGCCAGCTTCCGGCAGTCCTTGGTGCGCTGGCCAGTATAGAGTTGCAAAGCCTGCCCAGCGGTCGCTCTGGCCGTCTGGCGTATGGTCTGCGTCTTCCGACCGGCGGCGACGGCTTCGGCAAACTGCGGCGAGAAGTTAATCGCTACCATGATGACCCCTGCTCAACGGTTATGACTGACGCCGGGTGGCTTCGAGGTCCGCCAACTGCCGATCAAGGCTGGCGTCGAGATGGGCGATCTGCACAGGATCGGCAGACTTCGCCTTGCGCTGCCTGATCTCGTCGATATTCGAGATCCGATGCCCTGCCGGCGTGTCAGCGCCGATAGCGCTCCGCATCTTGAGCATTTTCGAAATGGACTTGGCCGGGTTGAGCTTGGCCTTGGAGCGGGTGAAGTTAAAGTCAGTCATTCTGGTTTCTCCCAGCTATAGCAGGCAGGTGCTCGGACGAGGACGTCGGTGCCGCGGCCGCCCGTCCACTTTGCTCTCGCAAGCTCGCACTTCGCCCAGCGGCGATCCTTGGAAATGTGCTTGCAGCTCCCGCAGGTCTCGCCAAACGGACCTGTTCCGGGCGATTGGAAATATCCGCGAGGCTGGACGTAATGCTTCCCCCTCGGCTGGGCGGTGACCGTCTCGCCGCCGATGGTCGTAAATGTGAGTTGCGCCGGGCCCTTGCTCATTTCGGCGGCTCCGGAAGGGGCATCCAGTGGGTGGCCTTGCCCACCAGAAGGCAGTCCCATTCGTCCACTTCCCATTGACCAATCTGCGCCAGAGCGAAATCCTCGCCGCCCGTGGAGCGCAGGTATTCGGAATCCTCTGGGTCTGCCTTTGTGTCGGTCCAAAGCAGCACCCGCGTCCCATCCCTCGGCGCGGTCTCTATCGGCTGCCAGCCGGCAGGAACGGCAGATAGCCGCTGCACCTCGAACAGATGGATGGATGGGCCCGTCGGCTCTTCCTCGCCATACTCCCAACGGTTAGAGCCGCGGTGCCGCCAGCGCCAAGCGTCTGGCACAGTTTCGGCACTGATTGAGCCAGATGTTCCCGTGTCGTTCATGGTTTTAACCCCGTGTTTCAAAAGCTAACCCATTGGAATATCTAAGGGCCGGATCGTTTACACCGAGAGGGTCCGCGGTTCGAATCCGTGACCGCCCACCATATTTCAAGGACTTAGCCGATCTCCAAATTGCTGCGGATCAGTTTCGGCACAGTTATCATACCTCAGACGCGTTAGATTGGAAGTCGGGATGATGCTTCCCGTACACGGTTTCCAGCACTTTCATTGACATCCCCAGGTGCCCTGCGGCCTCCCACGGATCGACGCCGGCCTGCATTAGCCAGGTCGCGCGGGTATGGCGCATCGTGTGCGGGCTCACGTCCTCCAGCCCGGCGGCCTCGCAGGCCAGCGCCCACGACTTCTTGAGCGATTTGACGGGCTTCCCGTTGAAGTGGATGACGTGCTGGATCTTGCCGTCCTTGGCCTTCCAGCGACGCAGCAGGCGCACCACGGACTTGCCGAGCCGGACGGGCGGCCGGCGCTTGTTCGCCACCTCGACCTCGTCCGCGGTCTTCCTGTCCATGACGCCACTGCGCAGGTTGATCTGCGACCACTTCAGGCTCAGCAGCACGCCCGATCGCGAGCCGGTCTTTAGGCCCAGGATCACGAAGCGGTAGAGGTGCGGATACTTCATCGCGGCCTTGCGAAGCCGGCGAGCCTCTTCGGCCGTTAGCCAGCGCTCACGCGGTCCCGCCTTGTCGGGCAACGCCACAAGCGGCGCCTTGGCGAGCTGGGCCTTGTTCTCATGCCAGTAGTAGAGCGCCGCGCGCAAAACTTCGAGGTCGCGCCGCGCCGCGGCCTGAGGCCGGGTCTTCGCATATTCCTCGCAGGTCATCGCGTTCACGTCGTCGGCTCGCTTGGTGGCCCAGAAGGGCGTGAGATTCGAAATGTTGTGCGCCGCCTTCTCTACGGCCCGCGTCTTCGGCAACTTCTCCTTGGCGTAGACCAGGAGCACATCGGCAATCAGCGGCGACGCAACGGCGGCCGGCTGATACTTCGAAGCTATGTATTCCGCGAGCCGCTTTTCAGCGCCCTCGTAGTCTGCTTCAGCGCAACCAGTGCGGACGAAGCTCGTTCCGTCTCGGATAACCCATTGCCCGCGGTCTTTATCAAGCCAGAGCCTGGCGCCTTTCGATTTCCGGGGCATGTGTTCTTCATCTCTCGGACGCTGCGTAGCGTCGTGAACCACTTACGGCCAACCTTGAAAATCTGAAGGTGGCCTCGATCCGCCATCAGGCGCAAGGTCGAAACCTCGATCGTCCCCCGATACACGATATCGATGGCTTCCTGCAACGTGACCGGATCGTCATCGTTCGGGCTCATTCACCGCCCCGTTGGTTCGACGTCAGTGAGGATGAGGGGCCAACCTCCGGATCGCCACGCTGACGCCGCTCGTGATCCTCCCGCTCCCATTGCGTCAAGAAGAACGGGCCGCGAGGATCTGCACCAGCCCCGGCCCAATCCAGCGTCACCGCAGGATCACTCTCAGCTTGCTGAGCAGCTTTAAAATCTGGGGCTGATTTTGCGATGGCTACCGCCATAGCTCGGAAGTCCGCGCGCATGTCCCGGTCAAATTTAGCACCTGGATAGCGCTTATCCATGACTTCCAAGATCGTCTTTTCTATCCGACGAACAGCGATGTCATTCATAGCTCCAAAACCTCCTGCTTGGCCGGTGTGGGCTTTTCCACGAACATATCTGGCTGCTTCAGCGCGTCAGAAATTCGCTTGCACGCGATGTCGAAGTATTTCGGCTCAATCTCGACCCCGGTAAACCTTCGGCCAAGCCTAACCGCCGACACTCCCGTCGTTCCGCTCCCCATAAACGGATCAACAATCAAATCGCCGGGCAGGGTCAATCTGTTGACCAATAGGCGCATGATGTTTTCTGGTTTCGGGCAGGGGTGTTCGTTCGCTTCGTTCCGCATGAAGCCAACCCCACCCCCTCCCGAGAGGGGTATCCGGTCTGACTTCAACATCCCGCCGTTGACGTTCCCGAATCCCTTGAGGTCGTTGCCATAGAGCAGCACCGGCATCCATTGGGTGTACCCATAGGCGCCAAACGATCCTGTCGTGTTCCAATCGACCGACATCATCCAGGTCGGTTCTGGATAAAGGTGGACCTGAGAAATTCCGGGTATGATCGCCGTTCTCTTTGATCGAGCGATAAGAGGGCGAAAGACGGCCTCGATTAGAGATTTGAGGTTGTCGCGCGTATCTTGGTAGCTTTCATATTCAAACTCGATCCCATAAGGAGGGTCTGAAATCACGGCTTCTATATCGAGGATATAGGGCAAGACCTCTCGGCAATCGCCAAGATACAGATTGACGCCCTCGGCTATGGTCTCGACGCGGCTCATCCCCGCTCCTTTGAGGTCACTTGGGAGGAGGCGTCGAGTTCGCGCTGGCGCTTAAGCCGCTCCAAATGATCGATCAGCGGCTGAACGCGCTCTCTGGCTGTGTGGGGGCGCCAAATTTTCATGCCCTGAAATCGCTTCACGAGCATTTCACGGCCTTCGTGCTGGACGATTTTGCAGTACGCGCCAGCATCATGATTATAGCCAAGGCTCTCCACGACCTTGCAGAAGACTAGTTGCCCGTCTTCCAGGCGCACATTGATCTTTCCGCTCATTGAGTCCCCCGCTGATCTGAAGCCACCAGCGATGGGCGGTAAGCCTTCATCTTGTTTTCGGATTCGCACACCGCAAGATAGAAGTGGGTGCAGTCGTTGCGAACCTTAGCGTCGTCAACGCATTTGAAGGAGGCGAAGCTCTGGGCATCGCCCATGTACTGAAACTTAGCCATGATCTCGCCAGATCCATCCGGATACACGCGGAAAACCATTGCTCCGTTCGTGAAGTTCGTCACAGTTTCTCTCCTCCCACAACAGCCGCGAGGAGGCGGCGCCGGCTTTCAGCTCCAGCGTTGAGCGAGGCCACGCATTCGTGGGCGAGATAGCGAGAAACCTCGGAGGCCACGCGGCCGGTGATGTACTGGGCCTTGTCCCAATCGCTCAGCCCGTCTGGTATGGTCACAAGAATACTTGTGCCAGCGTCATGATCTCCGGTCGCGTCGCCATGGTTGACGATCGCCCTGAATCGAATCTGGTCACTCATTGACGGCTCCTGGGGACTGTTGCGAAGTCACCGTGGGCCTGGTCATTCCGCGGCCTGCTTCGCGAGCATGTTGTCGATCTTCTCCTCCTGAGAGACACACACGCCCTTGATCAGATTCGCGCTGTACTCAAGCTCGCGGCGCTGGCGCTCGATCGCGCCGTTCTTGTGATCCGGGTGGAAGAAGATCTCAGGAGCCAGGCCATTCTTCTTGAGCCTGCCCAGATATCCCTGCTTCACAGCATCCATCAGCTCGCGACGAACCTGCATCGGCATCTTGCCGCGAATGACGCGGGATGCCTGAGCGCGGATCTGCTCAGCGTTGGGGCCGTAGGGAAGGTCATGGGCGTAGGCCATTTTCTTGCTCCGTCTTGACTGTGATTACGTATATACGTTATGGTTCTGGCCTCGTCAATAACATATATACGAAAAGAGACATGGGCCGCAAAAAAGAATGGGATGAGCGGATTCTGTTGCCGCTGAAAATTGAGACCCTGGAACGGATCGACGCCGACCGAGAGGATGGCGAGGACCGCGTGAGCTGGATACGTGACGCGATCGAGCGGAAGCTGAGGCGGCGGAAGTCATGACCCACCTCGCTGGTGAGGGCGCGAAAGTGTTGATGGCCTAATCATCAGGGTATCCATCAGGGTTATTCTGCGCTGGCCTTTTGCTTCCGTCTTCAAGTTGTCGCTTTCTGCGCGCCTCGCATTTTGCACAGGTCGTCGCTCCCTGCGGTTCACTGATAGTGCGCCATGTAAGGGGTTCGTCCCGGCCATCGGCGTATGGTCCAGTTCCTTCGTCATGCCAGCAAATGCAGTCTGGCGCACGGCTATCCGCAGCTTCGCATCCGTTCGCTCGATAGTAATATTGCCGCCGTTCCGCTACATTCTTCGCCAGTTGGTTGCCCTCTCGCAATTGCTCGCGGATCGCATCACCATTGCCGGCAGAACACCGAGTGAAGGGGGTCTCCGCGAACTCCGTTCCCTTGCGCAGGTCGGCCCTGATCTCATCCATGGCCGTTTCGTGGTGCTGCCGCAGCGCTTCATCCAGCAGCGGCACCAGGCCCTTTGCGTCAGCCCGCAACGGCTCGTGGTTGATCGGCCAACGGTTGAAGATGGCACCTTCATTTTCCTCGGCCATGTTGCCGAGCACCGTCCGGCAGCGCATGAGCAATTGGATCAGCGGCTCCCGGCCCCGCCATCCTTGGGCAGCACTGTTCAGGTGATCCGCGATCCATTGCGCGGCCTTATCGATCTGCGCTGCCTCTTGGTCGAAATCTCCCTCTTCCTTAAGGTCGTGGCTGTAGTCGGCCAGCCAATTGGAGAGCCTGGCCCCCTCAGTGGCAGCGGATGTGTAGTTGTCCATTACAGAAATCCCCAATGACGTAGCGCGCCACCAACGACGCCGTAAGCGATGAAGAGAGCCAGGACGAACAAGCCGCCTTGGGTGAAGTTCGTGGTCATGAATTCCCCTTAAAAATCGGCGGTCTGGCCGTGTGGCGATGGATGTGCGTGACCGGGGTTCAGCGCTGTTGGCGCTCGGTGATCGTCAGCCCGAACCCGCCGTAGTATCCGTTGTGTTCGTTATGATTGACGATGGTGATGAAGCCCTTGTCGGTGCCAACCTCGACGAACACCTGCTCGTGAACGTCGTAATCGCCCGCTTCATCCGTCCCAGGCTTGGACTCGATGCGACGCAGTTCGTTTCCGACAAGCGATTGCACGTCATCGTCCGTCGTCATGTAGCGACTTTCACAGCAGGACTGGCCGTTGTCCCAGATCTCAATGGTCTTCCCGCTCGGGCTGAGTCCCAAACAAAGGCGATCATCATTGATCACGGCGGACATGATCTTCTGGCCGTAATATTCCTTCGCATCGTGTTCTGACCCGCCGCTAAGGTAGTGCAGCATGGCTCCAATTCCGGGCTGGCTCATTTCAAATTCTCCTGTAAAAATAGGGGCTCAGAGCATACGTAGCGAGAACGTGGAGCTACCCCAGCCCCATCGCGTTGCCGATCTTGGTGATGATTACGACGAGGCCGAACGTGCCTACGCATGCCAGCACGATCCCAATCACCCACAGGATCAAATAAGCCGGCGCCATCATGCCACCCATGGCTAAACCCTCCTGAAGATCCGCAGCACCAAGCAGCGGATCGCGTTCAAAGCCGTCACAATGCCGAGCGAGAAAATCAGCACGAACGCGAAAAGGATCGCCTGGTTGATGAACGACTGGCTCATTGCAGCACCGCGATTGCAGCGCCGATGACGATCAAGGCAACCCCGACAACCCAAGTCGGCGGGCCGAACAGGAGCATCACGCCGAGGAATAGGATGACGAGGGGCATGGCTACAGCGTCGCCAGCATGATGAGTTCGTTGAAGATTAGCCACAGCATGAATGCTTCGTAGAGGGTCATGCGGCGCTATCCTGTTTTAGAGGACGCTCTGCAAGCGTGGGTATCTCGAAAGCCTTGCAGACGCGCACGATCATCAGCCGGACGTCTTTTTCTTCGTCTTCCGAAAGACGACCAGAAGAAGCCATCCGCTCAGCGAACACCAAAAGATTGGAAGCTGCGAGGAGCTGCTGAAGGTTCGCGGTCATCACGCAACCTCATGACAGACGAAGCTGCGAGCCACGCGCGTGCCGAGACAGAGTTCGACAAGGTGATACTGCTCGTAAGTCAGTGGCTCGCCTTGGTGCGCCCACTTCGTGGAGACCTCGGTCATGATCTCTTTAGTGGCGTCGCGGCACTGCCCGCCGACTTCGAAAGCGATGATCTTCGACAAAGTGCCGAGCCGGCTTGCCTCGGAAGCGATCAGGTCAACTGTCGCCCTGCGGTCCATCTTGAACGGTTCGTCTGTGTAGACCCACGGCTCGAGCGCAGACGCTCCCTGGCCGCCGCAAAAAACGATGAACCGCTCGTTGTCGTTTGACATTGCCGTGCTCCCGAGTTGATGGAGCATATAAAGCACGGCTTTAGTCGAAGGTCAAGCATAGCTTTATAGAAAACAAGCGAGGCCCAACGTGACGCCTATTATCGTTCTTGATTTGTTCTTAATTCGGAGTCACCATCGCCTCAATCAAAAAGGGAGCTGTTAGTATGAGTACCGTGACCTATTACGTCGCCCAGCCGTTCGAGCTCACCAAGGGAGGGCACCTGGTCGCCGGCCAGCCACAGCAGGTGCAGACAGCGACAGCCGCCATCAGGCGCGCTGAGAGCTTGGCAGGGAAGGGCGGGGCGATCGCGTTTAGCCGCACCGGAGATTTATCAAGCGGGGATTTCGAGGACGCGGTGGTGCTAAAGCAGTTCGGGCAGGTCCCTGATGATGTTGTGTAGTTACAAGGCGCATCGTGGTAAGCATCGTGCCGGACAGGCGGGAATAAGAAATGGACTCGACTTACAATCTCAACGGAGGGTTCAAGCCCACGTTAAAGCGGTTTGCCGACCTTGACGGCCCGGACTTTTTCCCAACGCCACCTTGGGCAGTTGAGGCGCTGATGGATAACGAGGTCTTCGACGGTTCAATCTGGGAGCCGGCTTGCGGAGACGGTTCTATGGCAAAAGTGCTTGCCAGTCGTGGCAACCCGGTGCTGGCTTCCGATTTGTACGACCGGGGTTATGGTGAGATTGGTGTTGACTTCCTTAAAGCCGATCGCGGGTCGGATAACATCGTTACGAACCCGCCCTACAATGCGGCTGAGGGGTTTCTTTCGGTCGCGCTATCGGGGGCCAGGAAGAAAGTCGCGCTATTGTTGAGACTGGCCTTCCTTGAGGGCGGCAATCGCTACAGAACGATTTTTTCAAGAAACCCGCCAACCCGCGTTTGGGTTTTTAGCGAGCGGATAACGTTTTACCCTGCTGGCGCTCAGCAGCAGGGTACTGGCACGACCGCTTATGCTTGGTTTGTTTGGGATAAGCTCGCACCGCAGGGTACCTCCCAACTTTGCTGGCTTCCTCCAGGCTATAAGCGAGCTTCTACCAATGAGAAGCCGATGCTTTGAAGATAATCTAACCCCTTCCGCGTCACTTGGATCTCATCTGCCGCGGTTTTCTTTGCAAGGCCCATATTGAAGATGCTTCTGGCAGAGGGAGCATGCGAAACAACATTGCCAATCTTCTGCCGCCACCTTGGCTCGGTTGGTCTTGAAGGATACGGCTGCTGGTCTGTTTCCGAAAATTCAACGAGATTCTCGACGAAGTCTTTAATCTGCGCCGTGGTGGCTCTGTGGTCGGGGAAGCAGCTCGCCGCCTTCAAGACAACGTCCCGTGACTCGCGCTCCAATAGCTCATGAGAAAGCGGCTCTAATTTGCCATAGACAAAGCTTTGTCCTCTCAGCCAATGGAGAACCGATTCTTTAATTCCAAAACTACGACAGGCCGTCTTGACGATGTCAACTGCTTCGACCTGTCCCATGGGTTCAGTATAAAGCGAGGTTGTTTTCGCCGGATCGTTTTTATAATGACGAAGGCTGAAGTGTTTCGAATTATTGATGCAGAAAGCTGCATATTCGTAGTCGTCTAGTTCGTCCGTGTCCTTGTACACATCCATGGTGAAGAAGCGCAGCGCCCGGCCTAAAATAGCCTGCGGCTCCATTTCACGGTCTAGCTCGTGTTTGTTTTGCCGAATTCCGGATGGTTTAACCGCACGGATAGCTCGGCTTGGAGCTCGGTAGAGCTTTAAGGTTGCCGATTGGTCACGTCTGCCTTTAGGCATGCGTAGTCCTTCCCATCGACCGTGACTGTTGTAATTCCAGGAGTGCGGTCCGCATACCAGTTTACATGAAGGGGGCCCTGATTCGGTTCGGGCTGAATCTCAGTTGTGAAATCGATGCCGCGCTCACCCTGTGCGAGCGGATGAGCATAACCCCTAACCGTAGGACCATAGTTGAACCTTCCGCACGTTCCCCAAATCTCGCCCGTTTTCACTTGTAGAAGAGCATCTACTGGAGTCTGATATTTTGTTTCTTTACGGCAATATATTCCGAATTTCATTCGGCGGCCCCCCAGCCTTCTCAAGTGTGAGTTATCGTCGCCCCTTATACATCCCGACCACTTGATGGCAGATCGGCCAATCGGCCTTGTGCTCGGTGAAGGTCTTGGCAGGGTTGTATTGTTCCAGCTTATACGATCTATCGTTGAACCCGATCAAGTGCTTGATCATCGACTTGGCGTCGCCGGTCCTGTGGTCATGGTCGTAGAGGATCACGTCGCTATCGCGCTCGACCGGCCGGCGAGGGTGGACAAGCGCCATATCGCCAGGTCGGTAGGCCGGGACCATTGATTCTCCCACCACCAGCACCCCATAGCTGTCCGGAACTCCCTCGAGGATGACCGGCCGCTTTACATATTCCATGACCTCAGTGTGGACGATCATGAATCCGTCGCCGCCCTGCGCCGCGGCGTAGATCGGGAAGTCGCGGGCGCCGACGAGCTGGTTACCTGGCGTCAGCGGCGGCGCATAAACACCATCCGATATTCTTTGGACCGCCCGTTTGATGGTTTCGTGCCGCTCAGTCGATACGAAAGGGTCGCCTTCGCGATGCAAAAGCCACTGAACGGAAGTCCTTGCAAGCCGAGCGAACTCAACGAGATTTTTGAGGTCAGGTTTGGAGTCGCCACGCTCCCATCCAGATATCGCCTGAGGGGTCATTTTCATATGTTCCGCGACGGCCGCTTGCGTGAGCTTTTCTCGCCGCCGGACGAAACTTATTCGCCCGCCCAAAGTGTCGATTTTAGGTTCCATATCAATAGCATAAAGCAACCCTTTATCGAGTAAATGAAGTACCGCTTTACTTTTAACTCAAGCTATGCTTTACATTCAGCATGGCTGAGAAACACGACATGGGGCTTCGCCTCGCACTGAGAGCGGCAGGAACCGGCGAGAAGCTGGCGGCCGAGCTCGGTATCACGCCGCAAGCTGTATCCCAATGGGAGCGGATCCCGCTTAACCGGGTGGTGGACGTCGAGCGCGTCACCGGCGTGCCGCGGCACGAACTAAGGCCTGACTTTTTTCAAAACGAAGCCTCGTCGGAGGCGGTAGCATGAGCGGCCGGGTCAGCCTCGGGGGCACAAGCACTAACCCGGCCGCTTACGGCGCAAGCACGCAATACTCGAGCGCCGATTTCTATCTTCTCCCATCAAATTCAATCATCAGGCCTGACGATCTGCCGCGCGTTCACCGCCGCCGCGACGTCATGGTTACCTTGCTTCTCTCTGGGCTTGTTCTTTCCTGCTTCACGCTTGCCGGCGTGTTGCTCAATCTTCGCTAGCACGCGTTCGGTTGCCGCCGAAAGCGAGAGCCAATTCGTGTCTGCTTCTGTCTCCCTCTTCATGTCGAGCAACATGCAGGAGGATGAATTGAAAGTGCTCAAAAAGTTTTTGATGGGTAGGCAAATGAGTGAAACCGCGTTCGTTGAAGAAGCCGCACACTGGTCGCGTGAACTAACACGCATGCGTGCAAGCGGCCCAGGTGATGCTGAGAACGCCCTTCGAGGGATCGAACAAGAATATGGGATCAACTACTGGACGCTCTGGCAGCTCCGCTACCGGCTCGCAGCAGTCAAAAAGATCAGTGCCGGAACATACGCTCTCATCAAAGCCGCCTATGACGCAGAGCGGCAGCGACAATTCAACAAGCTCAAGCGAGACATCGAAATCACCGCCGCAATTGCCGGCGATGAGAACCATGCTGTTCGCGCGGCTCGCGCTGTGGTGGGCAAGGCTGACTGATGGCTAATAAGCAGCAAGTGATCGATTGCCACATGCAGCACCCCAAGTGGACCTGCAGTGAGATCGCGCATGCGCTTAAATGTACGCCGGAATACGTCAACTCGTGCAAGCGCCGATACAGCCTGGCAATCCCGAGAGCGATCAACAGATCCGACAACCCGCATTCAATTCTGGCCTTGGGGCAGGCAGCTAAAGCTGCCGGCCTGACAGTCGAAATGATCGAGCAGTTTGGATCTCGATCATGAGCGAATACCCAGAAGCGAAGCTTGCATTCCTGACCGATCCAGAACGCGGCGTGACCATTCTCAACATCCAGGTCGGCGAGGGCGAACTTCAGCGCTTCCGGATCAACCGCAACCACCTATTCGAGCTCAACCACCAGACCGCAGATATCCTTCGCAAGGAATTCAAATGACCATAATTATGGGCGTAGACCCAGGAATCTCCGGCGCCGTTGCTTTTTACTTTCCCATGGTTCCGTCGCGCATTGCGGTTGACGATGTCCCCGTGGCCGGCGGCGAGATCAACGGCTACGAGCTCGCACGGCTGATCAGGATGCATCGCCCCACCATGGCAGTCGTCGAGAAGGTCGGCGCCATGCCGGGCAACGGCGGCGTCTCCATGTTCAACTTTGGCCGCGCATATGGTGACGTCCGCGGCGTCGTCAGTGCTTGTGACGTCCCCATGCACTTCGTCACACCGCAGAAGTGGAAGAAGCACTTTGGACTGACCTCGGAAAAAGAGGAGTCGCGGCTCCGCGCGATCCGCATGTTCCCGGCGGTCGCCGACAGCTTCAAGCTCAAGAAGCACGACGGCCGAGCCGAAGCCGCGTTGCTCGCACTCTATGGCGCAGAAGTTTTGATGAAGGTCGCAGCATGAAAATCGAGCGTCATAGCCCGTCGTCTCTCAACCTGTTCTGTGCCAGCCCGTCCATGTTTGTTCTGGAGAAGGTCCTGGGACGTAAGCAGCCTGTAGGATCGCCTGCGCATCGTGGCACCGCTGTAGAAGACGGGATCACGGTCGGTCTGCTCAATCCGGACGCCTCGGTCACGTCGTGTATCGAGACTGCATTGAAGAAATACGACGCGATCACGGCTTTGTCCGGCGACAAGCGCCGCGAAGAATATCGCGAAACGATCGGAGGTATGGTTATGGCTGGGCTTGATGAGCTCCGGCCGTACGGCATCCCAAGCCATACCCAGGGCTTTATCGAATGGCGCCCTGAAGGCCTCAATCTCCCGATCGTCGGCTATTACGACTACCATTGGGAGCAGCACAACATCACGGTCGATCTCAAGACGACCGAGAAGTTACCCTCCGCAGTCAAGGTGCCGCACGCCCGACAGGTCGCTCTCTATGTGACCACCAATAATGCCGACGGGCGGGTGTCCTACGTCACGCCGAAGAAGCGCGCCACGTACCGGATCGACAACATCGACGCACACCGCCAGGCGCTTCATCAGATTGCGCTGCGCTGCGAAGCGTTCCTGTCGCTATCCGATGACCCGGAATTCTTCACCAAGATCACGGCTCCCGATTTCGAGTCCTTTTACTGGGGCGGTCCTGCGCGCCAGATCGGATTCGAAACCTGGGGCTTCTGAAGGCAACGCGGCGGGCCTTATCGCTGCATGATGAACGGAGACTGGTTATGGCTTTGGGTTTCAATTACTCGACTGGCGGCGGCGACAACGGCGACATCGTACCTTTCGTCAAATACGACGCGCGGGCAGGGCGGTTCTTCCGCAACGACCGCAGCGAGGTCAATGGCGCATATTCGAACAACGCCGTGGACATCACTTCCAATTTCAAGGCCGTCATGGACCTCGAAAACCTGGAGGTCGGGTATCTGCTGTTCGCGGCCGGCGCCGCGCCGCAGTTCCTGCTCGTCAAGCTGGGCGATCCGATGCCGCACAAGCCGGCGGACCCGAAGTGGAAGCAGGGCGTCCGCGTCATGATGAAACTGTCTGCTGACTGCGGCGGCGACGTTCGCGAGACGTCGAGCAACGCCGCGGCGTTCCTGAAGGGCTTCGACGACCTGCACTCGCTTTATGAAGCCGGCAAAGCCGCCAATCCCGGCAAGCTCCCGATCGTGGTTCTGAAAACCACAACGCCGATCACATCCGGCTCCGGCGACAAGAAGTCGACCAATTACCAGCCTGTGTTCGAGATCTCTGGCTGGGCTCCCCGTCCGAAGGACCTGGTTCATGTTGCCAAGGGCAGCAGCCAGGCCGCCACGACTACGCCGACGACTGCCAGCCCCGCGTCGGCGCCGTCAACCGGATCCACGCAGGTCGGCGCGCCCGCTGCAAAGCAGCTCGAGCCCGCTGGCGCTGAAGACTTCGGTTGACCTGAAGCGCCGGAGGGGAATTTCGACCCCTCCGGCCTTCGCTTTTGTAGCCGTGCGTAACCAACCCAGGAGCTGCGGGATAGGAATTTGAAGAACGTGGGGCTAGTCGAAGCTTTCGAACCTGAATGGGCAGCGCCGGGCGACTGGGCCGCGATGTATCGCGCCGCCGGTCTACAGGTCGTGCCATCGCATCTTCCCTCTGAACACCAGAACTGGAAGCGCCCAGCGCTTGCTGACTGGAAGTCGTTGCAGGAAGAACTTGTTCCTCAGAGCACGTTCGACCGCTGGTATAGCGCACAGGGCGAGCACACCCGCCGGCCAAATATGGGCCTTCTAACTGGCCGCGCATCCGGGAATGTCTTCGTCATTGACCTTGACGAATACAAGACGCCCGACGCGCTCGCGTGGTGGCACGGCGTTTTGGCCGAGCACAACAATCGGATCGAGCCGGAGACCTGCCAGCAGGTAACGGGCGGCGGCGGACGCCAGTTGTTCTTCGTGGCTCCTGAAGGTTGGCAAACGCCGACCAATAAGACCCCAATTGGCGTCGACATCCGCGGGCAGGGTGGCTTTGCCGTCCTCCCGCCGTCCCGGCACATCTCGGGCCAGCCGTACGCATGGAAGGCTGGTGCTGCGCCCTGGGAGTGCGACATCGCGGCCGCGCCAGATTGGCTGCTGCAGGAGGTAGCCGAGCTCGTCGAGCGCTTTGGCGGCGATCAGCACCGCACATCTAATCCAAGCGAGAAAATCAACACACCGACTCCGGCAACCGATCTCGATGCCTTTGGCGCCAGGGTCGACGGCCGCGACCACTATATGCGGGACTTGATTTGGGCCGCCGTCACAAACTGGTATCGGGAATGCCCGATCCCGCCGACCGAGACGCAAGCCCAGGAGCGCATGCGCGAGGTCTGGACCGTCTACGAGCGCAAGACCAAAACGCGGCTGCCTGGCGACAATACAGCGGGACTGGAGCGCGAGGGGCGCGGCCCGACCGCCTTCGCTGAGAAATGGCGCCGGGCCATGTCGAAGTGGTCGACGGATATTGCGGATGCCGCCCAGCGCCCTTTAGCTCGGGATGAATGGCGGGAAGCTACCGCAGCGACGGTTGAAAGCGGCGGCGAGGCCGTGCGCGGCCGGTTTGTCTTTGAGAAAACATCCGACCTCCGCAAACTTCCGCCCGCCCAGTGGCTGGTCAAGGACTGGATCCCGGCGAGCGCGACCGGGATTCTCTATGGGAAATGGGCAGCGGGTAAATCATTTATCGGCTTCGACCTTGCACTTCATCTTGCCTACGGCATGGCGGACTGGCACGGCGCCCCGCTTCCCGGCGAGTCCTGCCACGTGCTGGTCATCGCACGAGAAGGGCATCAGGGCTTCGTGAACCGCGTAGATGCCTTCAAGAAGCACCATGGACTAGTCGACGACCCAACTCATTTGACCTTCATGCGCGGTTCCGTCTCGTTCATGCGAGATGAGGATTTTGGATCGCTGCTCCAAGCCATTAAGTCTGATGCTACGCCCTATAAGCTGGTGATCGTCGATACCGTCGCCCGGGTCCTTCCTGGCGTCGACATGAACGAGCAACAGACCGTGACCACGTTCATGGAGCGGATCAGCGTTCTCGGGCAGGCGACCGAGGCCTCGACGATCGGGGTGCACCACCAGAACAAGTCCGGCGGTATGATGGGATCTGCCTTTTTCGAGGCCAACTCAGACTTCGTATTCGAGGTCAGCCGGGATGGCGAGGATGGCCCGCTAGTTTCCGGCGAGATCCTTTGCACCAAAATGAAGGACGCGGAGGACGGCTGGAAGAAGGCAATCAGTTACTCAAAGATTGCCCTATCGATCGCTCCCGATGGCCCCAGCAGCCTGATCGTGAACAGCATCGGCTCGCCTGTGGCTGTCGCCCAGGACCGCAATAAGTGGCCCGACAAAGAGACCTGCAGCCGCGTCCTAGCTGCGATCAGAGAGGCGTGGTTCACAGGCAAGCCGTGGTCGACAAGCCCCCAGACGCAAGCCGATGGGAGATACGCCCCGCGGCTCATGGTGACCATGTTCGACATCCCGTCCAGCCTCGCCAAAAGCATGATTGAGACGTGGCTGATGAACAAGGTTTTGACGGTTGAGACCGCGAGCTCGAAGAGCAAGTTGAAGGGTCTCCAGGTCATTGGGAGCATCGACTAATGGCGGCGGAAGTCTGGAAGTAGGGGTCGGAAGTGCTTGAAATCATTGGGCGGAAGTGTTGGCGGAAGTGCGGAGGCAGCATGTACAAGTTATTGATATCATTGAAGGCGGAAGCGGAGGCGGAAGTACATACTACGTATGCGGCGCCGCTTGTGGCGGCGCGCCAGCTTCGTATCTGTCGCGGAGCGCGCTGATGGCAAAAACAGCGATGCTTGGCGACACCGCAGTTCGTCCTCTCGGGAGCGAACGGTCATGGGCTCGGACCCATGGGACATACCTCTCAGGTCGATCCTACATCGATGGCGCCGATGAGACGGCGGCCGAGATGGAAGCGAAGTGGGGGTGCGACCGGCTGCGCCTCCTGGTCTCTCCTGACATGCGGGAGAAGTTTGACCGGCAGCGCTATCTGCTCAACCAGGCGATCTGGCACGGCGAGCTCGAGGAGGTTCGGCGCGAGGCGGGGCGCATGGTCAATGCTTGGCTGGCGCTTGATCGCGCTGCAGTGGCGGCGGGCAAGCAGCCCCTCGCGCCTGAGGTCTGGGAAGTCCCGCTCGAAGACGGGACCGTGGCGGCTATCGTCCAAGATCATGCACAGGCGCGCGCTGTGGTCGCGGAAGGCAGGGCTGTCTCGGTGTTCACGATCGAGGAGATCGGCCGGCTACTGTCGAACTATCCCGACATCGCCAAGGCGAAGCTGGTGTTCCCAGGTGCGACGATCACCGCAGTGCGGCGTTCGGTAGACGACCCGCTCGCCGCCGTGCAGGACACGGACGAGCCGCTGGACCAACCAATTGGATTCTGAGGAGGGGCAATGAGCTGGTACATCGCGATCACGAACCCGAATTGTCATCGTCGTGCAGAGGGCGGGCTCGCCGAGCTCGGCTACCGGGCATTCTGGCCGAAGTACCGGAAATGGGCCTCACATGCCCGAGTGAAGGTGGCGAAGGAATATCCCATCCTTGGTCGATATCTGTTCGTAGAAATCCCAGATCGCAATTTTTGGGCCGTGCGTTCGGTCAACGGCGTTGAAGCACTTTTGACGGGCGACAATGGAGCTCCTGCAGTCGTCCAAGAGAAGCAGGTTTGGTCGTTCCGTGAGCGCTACATGAGCGGGGAATGGGATTTCGTGGCGCAAGAGCGGGTCCCGACAGGGGCTAGGGTGAAGATCATGGAAGGTGAATTCGCCGACATGCTCGCGGTTGTTCGCCGCAGGCATCGTGGCAAGCTTGAGTTCGTCATGGCTGGCAAATTTCACTACACGAACGAAAGCAACGTTCGCGCGGCCTGACTTGGATTCATGCGAGTCATCATCGTATGGACGATGTCCCGCAAATCAGTCCCATATAGCGTTGGCCGGTATCAGGTTTCACCCGCCGGGTGGCTTGTGTCCGGTTTGGCCTATGTTTCCCCCAAGACGCGACACACTCAGCCCGGCCTTGCTTTCCCCCAGAAGCGCACAAGGCCGGGCTTTTTAATTCAGTTCGGAGCAGCGCGTCAGACAACCCGATCGCCTGACCTGTTGTGAGCAACTGCCGCGCTGCTCCGGAGCTTTCCATGCCAGCCCTCGATAATCCCAAGCATGAGCGCTTCGCTCAGGAGCTTGCCAAGGGGCGATCACAGGTCGAGGCCTACGCAGAGGCGGGCTACACGCCAAGCGAACAGCACGCTTCGCGATTGGCTAGAAATGGCAAGGTGCAGGCAAGGGTCGCAGAAATCCAGGACCGCGGCGCGATCCGCACCGAAATCACGCTCGCAAGCCTGATGCAGGAAGCTGCGGAGATCCAGGCCGCCGCGCTGAAGGCCAACCAGCATTCGGCCGCAGTTGCCGCGCTGACCGCTAAGGCGAAGCTCGCAGGCCTGTGGATCGACAAGGCAGAGAACACAAACCGGAATGTTGTTGACCCAAGCCAAGTCAGTGACGCGGAACTCGCAGCCGTTCTCAAAGATGGCAGCGGCGAGGGAGCTTCAGAGGCGCCGGTCGATAAGGCGCAGCTTAACTGAATTCGCGCGGCTGTGCGGCTTTGAGCCTGCGGACCATCATCGGTTCCTGATTGCTGAACTCGAGAAGGTGGCCAGAGGCGAAGTCAGGCGGTTGGCAGTGTTCATGCCTCCTGGCTCGGCGAAGTCTACGTACGGGAGCAAATTGTTCGCGGCCTGGTACATGGCGAATGTATCAGCCAACGTTCTGGCCGCATCTCATACCACGGAGCTGGCTGAGAAGTGGGGCCGATGGGTTAGGAATTGCATCAATGAGCATTCCATCACCCTCGGGATCACGCCGGCCGCGGACAGCCAAGCGGCGGGGCGGTGGGCGCTCACCAACGGAGCAGAGTATTACGCGGCCGGTGTTGGCACTGGCATTGCTGGCTTTCGGGCTAAGCTTGGTCTTATCGATGACCCTATACGCTCTCGACAAGACGCTGACAGCGAGCTTATTCGCGATCGTATTTGGGATTGGTACATTAACGACTTCCGGACTCGCCTTGTACCTGGCGCGGCGGAAATCCTGATTCAGACGAGGTGGCACGAAGACGACCTGGCCGGCCGGGCGCTGCAACACAGCGAATGGCGCGTCGTCTCATTGCCCGCGATTGCGGAGGAGAACGACCAGCTTGGGCGAAAACCAGGCGAGCCGCTATGGGGCGATGACGCTTATGGCTACGGCGCCCAGGTCGAGGAGCTGCGGCGCAATACGCCGGCAAGAACATGGTCAGCGCTTTACCAGCAGCGGCCAGCGCCGGAAGAGGGCGATTATTTCAAGGCTGAGTGGCTAAAACCCTACAAGATAGAGCAGAGGCCCGCTCGAGCGACGATGCGGATCTACGGCGGCAGCGACTATGCCGTGACTGCGGACGGAGGCGACTTCACTGTCCACGCGGTTATTGGACTTGATCCTGAAGGTCGGCCTTGGCTGCTTGATCTATGGCGCAAACAAACGGCGTCGGATGTCTGGGTCGAGAAGTTCTGCGACATGGTGATTGAGTGGAGGCCGATCGGATGGGCTGAGGAGCAGGGCCAAATCAGGTCCGGCATCGGCCCCTATCTCGACCGGCGTCAGCGCGAACGAAAGGCTTACGTTGCTCGAGAGGTGTTCCCAACCCGAGGCGGGGACAAGGCGATCAGAGCGTCCTCTATGCGAGGCATGATGGCGCAGCAGGGGCTTTACGTACCCGTAGACGCGCCTTGGTACCCGGAGTTTCGGAGCGAGTTGCTGAGCTTCCCCGCCGGCAAGCATGACGACCAGGTGGACGCCATCGGCCTCATTGGACAGCTGCTCGACAAGATGATGTCCGGGAAGAAGCCGGTTGAATTGAAACCCAAGACCAAGCGCGATTGGTTCGATGAGCCTGAGCGCGATGAAGTGAATTGGAAAATCGCCTAATGGCACTTGCGCGAGTTCAACAGGGACTGAGCCCATTCGGGACTCAGGCGCTTCCGGCGGTTATTCCGCCGAGCGGCGTTCCTGTGGAAACCACGTTGCCGACCGCACCGGCTGTCCAGCTGCCGGGCACGTCAAAGGCTGATGTGGCGCTGCACGCTGATCTCGTGGCAAAGTTCGAGTCCTCAGAGGACAGTTCCCGCTCAGCCCGGGAGCGCTCCGAGCGCGATGTCGACTATTTCGACAACAAGCAGTGGGAAGCTAAGGTCGCGAAAGAGATCGAGGAGCGCGGTCAGGCTGCCGTTGTCAAGAACAAGATCCGCATGAAGGTGAAGTACCTTCAGGGGCTCGAACAGCAGCAGCGCACTGACCCTAGGGCCTTGCCGCGGACGCCCAAGCATGACTTCGACGCCAACGATTGCACCGACGCCCTTCGCTTCGTGGTCCAGGCCAATCGATACGACCAGGTCCGCTCCGCTGTTTGGTGGGACCTGGCCGTTCCGGGATGGGGCGGCAACAGCATCACGGTTGAATTCAAGCCGCCGATGGCCAACCCCCGTATTGTGGTTCGGCGTACGCGCTGGGATCGCATGTTCTGGGATCCGTACTCGGCCGAGGTCGATTTTTCCGATGCTAACTATCTCGGCGAAGTGGTCTGGATGGACCGCGACGAGGCAATCCGGAAGTATGGCGAGGCCGCCGGCAAGGTCTTTGACGAGACGATATCCACGGCTGAGGTCGGCGGCACCTATGACGACAAGCCGAAAAACCAGACCTGGATCACCTACGACAAGCGGTATCGGGTTCGCGTCGTCAAGATGTACTACATCGACGAGAGCGGCACCTGGCAGTTCTGCGAGTTCACGAAGGGCGGGTATCTCAAGTCTGGCGTTTCGCCTTGGCTGGATGACGACGGCAAGCCGGAGCACGAATACGCCTGGCGCTCGGCCTATGTGGACCGCGATAACAACCGCTATGGTGAAATCCGCGATCTGATCGACACGCAGGACCAAATCAACAAGCTGGCTTCCAAGATCCAGCACCTCGGCAGCGTGCGGCAGACCTACGCCACAGAAATGGCGCTCGGGGACATGTCAACCCTCGAGATGCGCAAGCAGCTGGCGCGGCCGGATGGTCATATCGAGCTCGGCCCGCAGGCTGAGTTCAACAAGAATTTCGGCATTATCCCGACCGGCGACATGGCTCAGGCCATGACCGAGCTCTTGCAGCTTAACCTGGCTGACATGCAGGAGCAGGGCGCCAATGCCTCGATGCAAGGCAACGGCAGCAAGGAAGCATCGGGCCGTGCCATCCTCGCCAACCAGGCCGGTGGTGCGCTCGCTGTCAGCCCGCTGTTCGATACCGCCAAGGACATGGACCACGAGACCTACCGGAAGATCTGGCGCCGGATTCGCCAGTTCTGGAAGGCTGAGGAGTGGGTTCGCGTTACCGACGACGACAATAGCATCCGGTGGGTCGGGCTGAATACGCCTGAGATGGCGCCGGCAGTTGATCCAATGACGGGACAGCCAGTCATGGGGCCGCAAGGTCCGCTGATGCAGCCTGTTATCGACCCCATGACGGGGCAGCCCAAGCTGAAGAACAAGATTGCGGCGCTCGATATCGACATTGAGATCGACGACGCGCCCCATGTCGGAACCATGCAGCAGGAGGAATTCCAGGAGCTGGCCAAGCTTGCCGGCACGGGCTTCCCAATCAAGCCGAAGACCCTGATCAAGGCGTCCTCGTTCCGGTCCAAGGCTGAGATGCTGAAGGATCTGGACGAAGCCGAGAAGGCTCAGCAGAACGCGCCCAATCTGGAGCAGCAGAAGGCCGAGGCACAGCTGAAGCTCGAGGCCGCCAAAGCTCAGGGCCAGATGCAGCTGAAGCAGCAAGAGTTGCAGATGCGGCAGCAAGAGAAGGAAGCCGAACTCGCAATGATGCAGCGGGAGAAGGAAATCGAACTGGCGTTCGAGGCCCGCAAGCAGCAGCAGGAACTGGCGTTCGCGCGGGCGAAATTCCAGCTCGAGCAGGCAGCAAGAGCGCAGGCCGCACGGGACGCCCACATCAATTCGCAGCGGCAGGAAAGCCGCGCACACTAATCCCTGCCGCCGTGGGTTATCGGGCGATCGTCACCTTGCAGACGTAAAACGCAAGCGAGCCGCCGTCGTCACGGGTGATTGCCGCCGCCGAGCATATCGGGCGATCGAATCCTAACGAAACAGGAAAACCACATGGCCGACCTCGATCAGATCATGTCTGAGCGACCGCAGGAGCACGAACAGAACCAGCCTGAGCAGCGTCAAGAGGCGCCGGCACAGGTTGAACAGCAGGGACAGCCTCGCGACGACCAAGGACGGTTTGCTGGTCAGCAGCCCGCCCCCGAAGCGCCGCCGGCACAAGCCCCTGAAGCTGCAAAGCCCCCGGAAGGGTTCATCCCGATCCAGGCGCTTGATGCGCGACTGTCCAAAGCCGAAGAGAAGTACCAGGCCATGCTCCGTGAGCAGGCCGAAGCATTTCAGCGGCAGATAGCAGCGTTTCAGCAACAGCAGCCGAAACCCGAACCGCCCAAAAAGGTGGAGTTTTTCGAGGATCCGGACGCTGCGTTCGACTCCCGTCTTCAGCAGGCTGTGCAGCCCATTCAACAGGGCCAGCAGCAGATCGTCGAGAACTTCTCCAAGATGATGGCCGCCGACAAGTTCGGCGAGGAGACGGTTAACACCGCCTTGGCCGAAATGACCCGTCGAGTGAACGCCAACCCGCAAGCGATGCGGTTTGACTATCAACGGATCATGTCGTCCCCGCATCCTTATGGTGAACTGGTCAAGTGGCACAAGGCACAGACCGCGCTCAATGAGATCGGCGATGATCCGAAAGCGTTCCGCGAGAAATTGCGGGCCGAGCTTTTGGCTGAGCTCCAGTCTCAGGGCGGTCAGCAGCAGCAGCAAGCCCCACAGACGCCGGATCCCAATTCCCTGCCATCGTCGTTCACCCGCAACAGCGGGCCATCGGCGGTCCCGGCATGGAGTGGGCCGCGTCCCCTTTCCGATTTGATGGGCCGCTGAGCGAGCCCTAAGAGGAAGAGAAATGGCCGAAACCAGGGTCACGACTGGCCTGTCGCCCCAGATTTGGGACGATCAGTTCAGCACTGAATTCTACCAGACCAACCCGTTCTCCATGTACGCGGGTACGTCGAACAACAACCCGATCGTGATGAAGGAAGACTTTGCCTCCAAGCGGGGCAACGGCATCACGTTCGAATTCATCACCAACCTGGCCAAGGGTGCGATCTTCGATCGCCAGCCCCTGCGCGGCCACGAAGATGTCCTCGGCGAGTACGGCGACATCATCTACTGGCGCCTTCGCAAGAAGGGCATCTCGATGCACGAGCTGGATCGCGATCTGGCCGCCATCGACCTGCGTAAGGCCGCAAAGGGCAACCTGCGTACTTGGGCGGATGAGGACGTTAAGTTCGAGACCATCGACCGCCTCGGCGACGTCGGCACGAACTGCGACGTCGCCTTCGATGTCGCCACCGCGGCCCAGAAGAACACCTGGGTCACGAACAACAAGGACCGTGTCTTGTTCGGCAATGCTACGTCGAACTGGTCTGGCACCTTCGCGACTGCGGCCGGCAACGTCGATACCACCAACGACAAGCTGACCCGCCGCAATCTGTCGATGCTCAAGCGTGTCGCTCTGGCGGCCCGCCCGCGCATCACGCCGATCAGCGTCGAGAAGCGGTCCAACCGCCGCTACTTCGTCGCCTTTGCCCACCCCTTCGTGTTCCGTGACTTTGTGACGGACGTCGAGGACGTGTCGGCCAAGGTTTCCGTGATCGAACGCAACGAGGGCATCTTCCTCGGCGGCGATCGTGAGTGGGACGGCGTGATCCTTCACGAAGTCGATGACATGCCGATCTATACCGGCATCGGCAACGGCGGCGCCGACATCTCGCCGGTCTATCTCATGGGCCAGGAAGCCCTGGGCTGGGCGATCAAGTCTCGCTACGCCTCGCGTGAACAGAAGGACGACTATCAGCAGGTCGAAGGTCTGGGCATGCTCGGCAAGTGGGGCATGAAGAAGCTGGCGTACGGCTACGGCTCCGACAGCACCATCCTCGGCAAGCAGCGCGGTCTCGTGACCGGCTTCTTCACGGCACAGGGAGATTAATCCTCATGGCTACCAATCGCTATTGGCTGAACCCGGTCGTCCCGCCGGAAGATTGCGGGATCATGTATCTGCGCCGGACGATCACGTTCGATCTTCCGTACGCGGATGCTCCCGGTGTGGCTGCAACCAACGGCGTTCCGATCGGGGCGCTGGAGGCTGGCGCCATTCCGCTCGGCTGCGACGTCACCATCGAGACGGCGTTCAATGCTGGTACCACCAACACGCTCGACATCGGCGTGGCTGGTACGCCGGCTGGCTTGGCCGCCACTGCTGCCGTGCTTCCGGCCGCGACTGGCTTCAAGCAGAACCTCACTGGCACGCTCACCGGCATCCCGCTGGCGGCGAATACCATCGTCTACGCGAAATACGCCCAGACTGGCACCGCGGCGACGACTGGCAAGGCGCATGTCGTCTTGAAATTCGCTCTCAAGCAGGAAGGCGAGGGCATCCCGTTCCCGGCGAACTAGTTGAGTGAGGGCCGCGTTGACTGCGGCCCTTGCTTCCCTCTGACATAGGAGCCATTGAGATGGCAGAAACCCGCACTGAAGAGAAGGACGTGATCGTTCAGGGCCGCGATGTGCCCACGACGCCTCCGCAGAACGAAATCGCGCCCGCGGCGGATCCGGCTTACAATCCGGCCCGGCCCGAGACGCGCAAGACGCCGATCGACAATCCGCCGGATGGCAAGAAGGACGATACGATCAAGGTCGTCTACAATCCGACGCCTGGCGATCCGGAAGAAACCGAGGTGTTCGGCAAGAAAATGGTCGCCGGCGAAGCGGTCGAAATTCCGGCCAAGCATGCCGACAAGGCCCGCGGCAATCCCACCCTCTCGGTCGAAGGTGAAACCACCTATGGCGACGATCAACGCGAGGCCGCCGAGCCCGAGGAGATTGAGGAGCCCTCGTTCGAGGACAACGTGATCCGCGAGCGTGAGAAAGAATATCTCACCGGCCGGACCTACACCAACAACGCCCCGGGTGAAGCCGAGCGCGTTGCGCGAGCTCAGCAGGCTGTCGCCGAGCTGAAGGCGGCTCGCGAGTCCGACGACGCCGATCCGCCTGCCAAGCGCAAGCCCGGCCGTCCCCGCAAGGACGCTGAGGCGGTCTGAACGTGAGCAAAACCCGCGCTGATCTGGTCAACCGGATAGCCAAATACCTCGGGAAGGTTGTTCCCGGGGAGGCTTTGGGGGCCGTCGAATATCAGACGATAGACGACGAGCTCGATCAGCTGACTGCAAACCTAGTTCAGCGCGGGATTCTCACGGCTTCTTTCGACCTCGACGAAATCGAGGACGAATACTTCAAGCCCACGGCGCGGGTTTTTACCTGCGACCTCTGCACAGACTTCTCTGTACCCCTTCAGAGCTTGCAGGGCTTCCAAAACGAGCCGGCTCAGTCCCTGTCTGAATTGCGTGTGCTGGGGCGTCAGAGCAATGCCAGCGACGTCATCTCGTTCAAGAATTACTGATGACCGCGGTCCCGTTCCCTCTCATCTCTGCACCAGGCCGGCAAATCAATGCCTCGGGCGGCCGGCTGATCAACACTATCGTTGAACAGTTGTCCGAAACCGCCGGTTCGAAATTCGTGTATTGGCGCTCTCCTGGAGCCAAATCGTTCGGAACGACGCAGACTGCGACTCCAAGGGGTCAGCTCGCAGTCGGCAGCACGCTCTACACGGTCGTTGGGAGCAAGGTCTACACCTCGGCCTCGGGTGGAGGAGCAGCAACTGTTCTCGGCGGAACGGTGCCCGGTACGGCCGGCGTGTTTATGGCTGCGAATAATGCCGCGCTCCCGGATATCGTGATCGTCGCCCCGGGTGATGGTGCGTTCGTTATCACAGCCGGCGCTGTTGCAGCCTATCCCGATGCTGATGTGGGCCAGCCGAACTCGGTCGTGTTCCACAAGGGCTATTTCGTGTTTACCTACGGCGACGGGAAGACGCGAACCTCGGGTATTAACTCAACCAGCGTCAACACGCTCGACGTAGCGACTGCGGAAAGCAAGCCGGACACGCTCTATCGCCCTATCCCGCTCGGCAATGGTCAGATCCTTCTCGCCGGCAGCTCGAGCATTGAGGCATGGGGCGGCCAGAACGACACAGGGTATCCGTTTTCGTACATTGCGACGATCCCGCGCGGCATTGTGGGGCCTTACGCAATTGCGGGGCATGAAGACGGGTTCGGCAAGGGTATCTTTTTAGTCGGCGATGACTTCGGGGTGAGCACGCTGAACGGATATGCCACGGTCAAGATATCGTCCCCGGACGTAGACCGCGCAATCGAGGGCACCGCGGATAAGACGACGATTAAGGTGTCTGTGTTCATCGCTGGCGGGCATTCTTACGTCTCGGTCCAGGCGCCGACATGGTGCTGGATCTACGACGTGGGCATGCAGACTTGGCACGAGCGGCAGAGCTACCTCAAATCGTACTGGCGAGCCGCTTATCCGGTAAAAATCTTCGACAAGTGGCTTTGCACTGATCTCGATACCGGCAACATCTGGCAGCTGGATGCTTCGACGCAGGATGAAGTAGGCCAGCCAATCCGGATGAGGATCGAGACAGGGCCGTTCGGTGCGTTCCCGTCGCCGCTGCGCGTCAATACGATCGAGATGTACCTGACCAAGGGCGTCGGCATCGCGACTGGCACTGATCCTGTGCAGACGGATCCTGACATCGAGGTCTCCATGTCACGGGACGGCGGGCGCATCTGGTCAAACCCAAGGGTGCTTAAGGTTGGTCCCCAATCGGTCCAGCAGCCGCGCGTGCGCGCCCATATTTGGGGTCATGCCGATGCGCAGGGCGTGCGCTGGCGGTTCGATTGCTCGAGCAACGTCCCGCTCGGCTTCATGGGTGCTGACATGCTGGCGGACAAGCTCCAATGAAGAAGATCGACCTGCCTGCATCAGACGTTCCGATGGTGATCGCGGGCGGCGTGGTGAACCCGATTTGGTACGAAAAACTGACGGCGCTCGCCAAAGCAGTGAACGGCGGCATCTTGGGCGCGATCGACTTCGACAACTCGAGCCCGATCGCAAACGGCCAGGTCCCCGTCTGGGATAACACGGCGAAAAAGTTCAAAGGTGGAGCCAACTGATGGCTGGTTTTTTTGACACGCTTTTCGGCGGAGGCGCCGAGAAGGAAGCCGCCGAGAAGAACCGGCAGCTTTACTCTGATTATCTGACGAAGGGCACAGGGTATCTCGATAGCGGCCTGAAGAATTCGCTCGGTGCGCTCAACACCGCCAAGAGCGAGTTCGATCCGCTGATGGGCACCTATCAGGGTGCTCTATCAATGCTCGGCAATGCGTACGGCTTGAACGGAGCCTCGGGTGCGGACGCGGCAAAGGCTGCCTTTACGACGGGGCCGGGGTACCAAGAAGGCATCAACGCCGGCATCGACGTCCTCAACCGCCGCCGCGCCGCCGCTGGCATGCTCGACAGCGGCAACGCCGACATCGATGCGCTGACTTACGGCCAGAACCAGCAGAACCAGCAGTGGGGTAACTGGCTCAGCGGGTTGACGGGACTGAGCAACAATGCACTCACGGTTGCGGGTGCGAAATCCGGCATCGATACTGGCATCAGCAATCTCTACCAAGGCGATGCGACCAATCGCGTTGGCCTGCAAGGCAACGTGACCTCAGGAAACGCTAATGCCAACGTGTTGCAGGCGCAGGGCGAGGCAGCGGGGGCGAAAAATCTTCTCGGGGCTGGTCTAGGTATCGCACAAATGGGTATCTCTGCCTTCGGCGGCGGGGGCCTCGGAGGTCTAGGCTCGGCTTTCGGCGGTGGGAGCGGCATCAGTGGCGTCGGCAGCTATGGCGGCGTTGGCTTCCCGAAAATCGGCAGCGGGTGGGGTTAAATGGCGATCAATCCGCTTCAGCTCCCGAGCTCGCAGGCGTTCACGTCTGATCTTAATCTGGGCCAGTCCTTGGCTCAACTCGGTCAGGTCTACAAGCAGGCTCAGAACCAGCAGAAGCTTTCCGATCTGGGCAAGGGCTTGGCGAGCGGCACGATGGATTATCGCGCAGCAGCGGCTCAGACCGCCGATATGGGCGACGTGACGCATACGCTCCAGTTTCTCGCTCTCGCTGAGCAGCAAAGGAAGGAAGCGCTTGGGCAGCAAGCAGATGCCAAGTTTGATCAGAGCCTAGCTGGGCTGGGCGGGCTATATGGCGCAAAGCCAGGCCCCTCTGTGCCGGTGCCAAACCCAGCGCCCGTTCCCGGATCGGCGCCGTCACCAGCAATTCCTCCTGTTGCCGCTGGCGCTCCCGTTCCTTCATCCACGCGCGTGGTCGGAGACGCCGAGGGCGTGTCGTCAGGATTGTACGATCCGCCGAAGGCGCCGGGCCTCCGTCCTCCTGTGCAGATGGCAGACGCAGGTCCGACGCCGCCTGTCGCTGCGCCCGTGGCCGCTCCTCAAGCAGCAGCACCCGCCGCAGCGCCGCCCGGCCAGATCGGTGCGGAAGCTGTTCCAAGCCTCCTTCAGGCGATGTCATCCCGCAACGTGTCTCCTGAGCGCAAGGAAGTGGCAAAGATGCTGCTGACCGAAGCGTTCAAGAACATGAAAGAGCCGGAGAAGATCCAGACGCTGCGCGCGCTCCAGGCAAATCCTGCGCTGCTCGAGGTGGAGAAACAGCTGAGAGCGTCCAGCAAAACCGAGATCAATATCGATCAGAAGGGAGAGACTGCGCTGGCCCAAGAGGGCGGCAAGGCTCTTGCCAAGCGGTTCGAGAAGTTGAGCGAGGAGGGCGACAATGCAAAGTCTGACCTCGCTTTGATTGGACAGCTACGCGACCTTGGAACCGTCGTGCAGACAGGCGCTCCGGCAGCTGTCCAAAGCTGGCTTGCGGAGCGGGGCATCAAAGTCGGCGATAACGTGAGCGCCGTTGAGGCGTATGGCTCGATCATTGACAAGCTAACTCCTCAGCAGCGCATTCCCGGGTCGGGCGCCACTTCCGACTATGAAGGACGCATGTTCAAGAACAGCTTGCCGAAGCTGATCAACACACCGGGCGGCAACGAGCTGATCAGCAACACCCTTGCAGGCTTGGCCCAATACAAGCTTGACCGGGCCGCGATAGCTGAAAAGGCTCTGACCCGTGAGATCACGCCGTCAGAAGCCCTGAAGCAGATGCGTGATCTGCCCAGCCCCTATCAGAACTTCAAGGATTTCACGAAGACTGGTTTCAAGGCTGATCCGACCAACCCGGCAACCGCAGCTCCGCCGGCTCCGAAGACCCCAGACAACGTGCGCGAAGTGCCCATGACCAAGGTCGAGATCGACCAATCACTTGCCAATGCGCGGGCGGCTGTCGCCAGAAATCCAGCGGCCCGGGACCGGATCATCCAAAAGCTCCGGGAAAACAACATCGACCCGAGCGGGCTTTGATCGACGCTTCTTAACGTCCTCAATCGCCTGCTTGACCATCATGAAAATGAGCCAAGGAATCACGGTGGTGATGAAGACCACAAACACGCCGAAAACGGCGACTGCAACACCGTTTTTGCTCTCTGGCGTGTCCCAAGAGATCACCCAGCCGATCGCGACAATGAAAATTGCGGCTTGAACCAGCTTCACGAGTGCCTGCCACATGCCTGTTTTGACCTTTGATGATGAAGTCTCTCCCGCACCCGTTACGCGGAATGGTCGCATCTATGTGAGCCCAATCAGGGGCAATGAAACAAGCGCAAAAGAAGCGTCTAAAGCGACGGGCAAAGCCCTGACTTTCGATGAATTCGTGCCTGCCGAATCTACCACCGACAAAGTGATCCGCTACGGAAAAGACATTGGTATGTCTGCCGTTTCTGGGCTTGACAAGGGCGTGGCTGGTCTCGCAGGTGCGCCTGCTGATTTGGCTCTTCTCGCGCAGGAAGGCATCACCCGCGGCCAGGCTTGGGCTCAAGGCCGACCGTTGGAAGAGGTGAGGGCTGAGAACGACAAAAACGCGGTCATTCCGAGGAGCGCACTCGAGCCCTATTCAGGCAAAGCGTTTCACGAGGCTTCTCCGCTCTATTACGAGCCCCAGACAACGGCCGGCAGATACGTCAAAGGTGGCGTGGAGTTTGTACCGTCGGCTATTCTTGGTCCTGGAAACATGGCCAGGAATGCAATCGCGCTCGGCGTTGTTCCCGGCATCGCCTCGGAAGCGGCTGGACAAGCCACAGAGGGCACCGCCTATGAGCCTTGGGCGCGCGGGGCTGCCGCGGTGGCCGGAGCAGCCACAGGCCATTGGGCGACCGCGCCAAACGCGGCTGAGGCGGCAGTGGGGCGCGCCACCAGGGGAGCCACGGCGGTCCAGGTCGATCAGGCAGAGCAGCTATTTCAGCAAGCCCAGCAGATGGGCCTTCCGATCACCCGCGCCGAAGCGCTTCAGCATGTGACGGGCGGTGCCACCAACTTGGGAAACCTTCAGCGGGTTGTGGAAGGCGCTGGCGAGCTCCGGCCGTTCATGGCTCAGCGCCCGGGACAAGTTGAGAACGCGACCCGAAACGCACTTGACCAGATCACGCCGCCGTCTCTCGCGCCTGAGAACCTTGGCCCAGCAGTCGGGCAGGCCGCGCAAGGGACGGTCCAGGACGTCACGCAGGCGATCAACAGGCATACTCGTCCGCTATATCAGGCGGCAGAGCAGCAGCGAGTTGGGCCGGCCGTTCATCAGGCGCTGATGGGCGATCCGCTCTATGCGCAGACGCTACAGGAGGTCCGAAACAACCCCGCACTGAACCGGACGATAGCGAACCTGCCGGATGACAGCGTTGGTGTCGTGGATCTCGTGCAGCGCCGCCTCCGTGAGCAGGGCGAGAACGCGGCAATCCCTGGTCAGGCCAGCACTTCCAACCTTGCCGCGGCCAACTATGGCGACGCGCGAACGGCACCGATTGCGGCGGCCGAAACGGTCACAGGATCTCGGCCAGGCGTGCAAGGGACCTATGAGGCAGCTCGAGCACAGCAGGAAGCCCTCCGGCAGCAATACCTCCAGCCGCTGATGAACGGCCCCGTTGGTCGACTGGCTCAGAACGATTTGCCTACCAAGAAGGCCATCGAGATCCTGTTCCCGTCGAACCCCCTTCCGCACAGCCAGCAGGAAGTCGAGACCGCCGTGCGTGCGGTCGCTCAGCGTAGCCCTCAAGCGGCGACGCAGCTGGTTCGTGCTCATGTGGAGCAGACGTTCAATGAGGCGGTCCAGCGGCTCCAGTCTGGAGCCAACGAATTCGGAGGGGCTGGCTTCGCCGCTGTTCTACGCGGCAACCCTCAGCAGGCCGCCAATCTTGAGGCTTCTATCACCGCGCTGCGAGGAGGGCAGACCTACCAGGGATTTGATCAGTTCCTTAACATCTTGGAGGCGCAAGGCCAGCGTCAGCGCATCGGATCACAGACTGCGTTCAACCAGGAAGTTCAGCAAAACCTGAAGCAGGGTGGCACGGTAGCGGAGGCGTTGACTGGTGTCGCGTCAGGCGGCCTGAAACTCCCATCCAAGATCAATCAGCGCATCGAGCAATGGCGCATGGGCGGCAACGTAGCGCAGATAGCTGACATCCTGACGAATCCGGCGGCGGCAACACTATTTCGGCAGCTGGCTACGGCTCCGCCTCAATCGGCGAAAGCAGCCGCGATCATGACCCGTCTTGTCTATTTGGGCGAGCGCGGACGAGAAAACAGCAAGTAGGACACCTCAGATGCTCAATCGGATCTACGCTGCGCTCGCGGCGCTCGTTCTGCTGACTGCGACCGCTCATGGCGCCGGCACCGTGCCTGGCTTCTCTCTGACGCCGCAGTTTGACAGCGCAGGCAAAGTCGCGCCGGGCTGCAAGCTTTATACGATCCAGGCGGGCACCACGGCCACGCCGCAGAACTCGTACCAGGATAGCGGCCTTACCCTAGCCAATCCCAATCCCCTGACCTGTGACGCATCTGGGCGTCTGCCGCAATTCTTTCTCGCAGACGGCACGATCAAGCTTAGGCTGACCACGTCCGCTGGGTCGCAGGTCTTTGTTGGCGACAATATCACTGTTGTTGGCGCCAGCTCTGGCGGAGGCGGGGGCGGCGGTTCGGTCGATCCGACTACCATTGCCGCAACCGGGGACATGAAAACGGCCTACGGCACGTCAGTTTTGTCGGGGTGGGTGAGGGCAAACGGCAGGACGATCGGCAGCGCAACAAGCGGCGCAACGGAACGGGCTAATGCGGACTGCCAATCGCTGTTCGTCTATCTTTGGGGAGCAGATGCCAACCTTTCGGTCAGCGGCGGTCGTGGCGCGTCGGCTGCAGCGGATTGGGCGGCCAACAAGACGATAGCACTTCCTGATCTCCGCGGGCGGGTGCTGGCCGGTCTTGGCGACATGGGAAATACCGACGCGGGGCGGCTGACGAATAGCTTCTTCGCCTCTCCAACGACACTCGGCGGCACAGGAGGCGCTCAGTCGCAAACGCTCGCCACGGCGAACCTACCCCCCTATACCCCGGCAGGTAGTGTCTCAGTCGCACAAGGTGCCATTTGGTACAACCTAACGAGCGTCCAGACGAATGCCGGTGTCAACGTGGTGACGAACGTCAATAGCTCCGGGTCCGGCACAGCCGTCACCCTTGGGACGCAAAGTGCATCGTTCACGGGTACGGCGCAGGGAGGCACGAGCAACGCCTTTTCTATTCTGCCGCCAATGATGGTTGCCACTTACTATCTGAAGCTTTGACCTCAGATGCTCGAATATGCATCGACGCTAGAATGACGCCGATAGCAGCAGCTGCACTCCTCGAAACGAAGGGAGCATGAATTTGGCTGTGATTGCTCAATATCTCGAACCAGACCATCGGGATTAGAGCGGGCCATGCAGCCGCCCATAGAGGTCGCTCACGAGCGCAGAAACGGACAAGCATTGGTATGAACAGTATCAGGCCCCAGCTCAAAACTGCGTTTGTGAAGACCTTTACGGTGGCGGCAAGCGGAATATGCGTAACCTTGGCATTGTCGCCTCCGATACGAAATTTCGCAGCTCCGATAACGTCGGTCGCAATGTTGAAGGATGGGTCTACGAGATACGCGGCGATCCACTTCGACCCCCAAGTTATTGAGTAGGCCGAAAACCAAGCCGAGATGCAAAGAATGGCCAAGCTTGCCCGCCGCCCAGATGCCACAAGGAAAAACGCGATGAGCATCGGCATCCAAGGCGGGTTCACCAAGAAGTCTACGAAGTTGAACAAAGAGCCCGAAGCCGCGCTGAACACTATCAGAGCGCGATCGGAGGATTTAGTTCGTATCAACCACGCGATTAGGCCGGCGCCACCCAGAATAACGGCGGTGCTGACCGTATGAGGCGAGACGTGCCAGATCCGAACGAAGTCGGTCATGAACAGCACAGGGGCGCAAAGCCATATGGTCGGCACACTCCCTATAAGTCGGCACGACTGAACAACGAAAAACGCCGCGACGCCTGTCAGCACGAACAGATTAATAGTCTTGAGAGCCAGAATTGGCAGGAGAGACGCAAGCGGGGCGCTGTAAATGCGGTATCCATGCCAATACCTGGCGTACCGTTCCCAATTGACGCTGCTCGGGTTATCGGAAGCCTGCTTGAGATCATCGCAAGCGTGCCTTTCGGAAGCAGGGCGAGGAGCCATGATCCCTTCCTCGATGGCACTTGCATCCGGTTGCAGACCTTCGCCGAGTGCATAGCAGTCGGTGAAACGGTCGCCGCTGGCGATCAGCTGGTTGCGATGTGAAGCATCGACCAATACACCGGCTTGGAATGCTTCATGGATATGTCGCCACGTCCTCTCTTTTGAGATGACATGATCTAGGCTCGCCATCGACAGAAAGTATATGGGCTGCAAAAGCGCGACGAGCGCCATAGCGAGTAGCAACGAAACTGAATTTCGCATCTGGCCTCCCTGCAAGCGGCCTTCTACCACCCCTAGGTGAACCCCATCAATGGCGATAACCCTAAGTTCCTCGGCTACAAACAACGCTGACTGGAAGACCCAATTCCAGTTCTCGGACGCCGACACGGGCGACCTGATCGACTTCACGGGCGCGACTATCGAGGTCGAGGTACGGGATTTCGATGGCTGCCAGCGTATCGAGGCGACTACTGGGAATGGCCTGATCACCATCCAGGGCACGGGGATTTTTGAGGTCGACGTTCCAGCCTCGACCATGGCGAACCTCTGCCCCGGAACCTATCAGATCGGCGGGGTCTACTCGCTCAATGGCGAGACGATCTCGCTGTTCACCGGCTCGCTTGCGATCATCTCCGGGGTGGCCCGCCTATGACTATTCCTGTCCTGAAGATCAGGGTTCTGCCGAAGACCGTAGTCAAAGGGAAGATGGATGTCCGTTTTCCTGCCCTGGTCACGGCAACCAGCCCGGTCCTCCTCGACAAGACCGGCGGAAACTTCACCTTCAGCATGGACATCGATGCGCTGGCCGAAATGCTGGCCTCGATCTTCCAGCCCTATGAAGGAGTAGAGCAGCATATCACGGCAGCGGGGCCGGTCACGGTTGCCGATAACGCCGGCATTGTTCGCGTCAATCAGACGGTCGGTGCGGCAATCACGCTGAACCTTCCGCTTGCCGCGAGCAAGACCTGCCCTGTCCTTATCGCGGACTGGAAGGGCGACGCTGGGACCAACAACATAACCATCAATCCGAGCGGTACGGAGAAGATCCAAGGCCGCTCGTCCTGGAAGATTGCCGGGGATACCGGCAGCATCTTCCTCAGGCCCATTCCGGGAGTCGGGTACGTTCGATGAACCGTCTGCATAAGCTCTTTGCTGCCGCCGTACTGGCGGCTTTTTTTATGGCGCCTGCTCAAGCGCAAAATGCCGGCACGGTTACGGCGAACGCCTTCGCTGTCGGCAACGGTCCCGGCGTGGACGGCTTCGCGTCGGTGCTCTGCGCGCAGGCGCAGATTGCAATCGGTCAGAACGCCGCCAAGCCAATTTGCGCGGCGCTCTCCGGCGATGTGACCATGACTGCCGCGGGCGTCACCGCGATCGGCGCCAGCAAGGTCACGAACTCGATGCTCGCGACCATGGCCGCGAACACCACCAAGTGCAACGCGACCGCTGGCACGGCGAACCCGACCGATTGCAATGCCTCCACGATGCGGACCAACATTGGCGTGGTGATCGGAACGAACGTTGAGGCTTGGGATACCGATCTCGATTGCCTCGCGGCACTGTCCTCGACGGGTGTCATTTCGCGGACTGGCTCGGGAACGTGCTCGGCCGGCGCGCTGGCGCTTAGCGGGCTTGCGACCGGCACTCAAGACACAGTCATCGGCTATTGGGGATCCACGACCGCGACAGCCATCGCGATCAACAATTGCACCGGTGCGCTCACCTATTCGACGACGACGCACACCTTCGGCTGCAACGTCTCGGGCGGCACGGGCACGGTCACGACAATCACCTCCGGTTACGGCGTCTCGCTATCGAGCGGCGCGACCTGCACCACGACCTGTACGGCGGCTGTCTCGCTCACCGGCACATTCACGTCGATCTTGGGCTCTGACGTTAACCTCAACAACACGGCAACCTATTTCGATGGGCCTTCTGTCAACGCTGGGACGAGCGGTCGCTTTCTTGCGATCGGCAAGGTGACACTTTCTGACCCGGGCGCAACTGCTGCGATCGACTGCAAGCTATGGGACGGGACGACCGTTATTGACTCAGGTCGAACCACAGAATTCGCAATCAACAGCCCCACGACCATGGCTCTTCAAGGGTTCATCCTGAACCCAGCCGCGAACATCAAGATTTCCTGCAAGGACGCCAGCAACACGACCGGGAAAATGATCTTCAACGCGTCCGGCAACAGCAAAGACACTTCGCTGAACGTTCTGCAAATTCAGTAACCCCCGGAGAATACTAAGATGTCCTGGCGCCTCGCTCACGGGCTTGAAAAACTGCGCTCGCAAGTCAATGCGAAGTGGCCCAATCGCAGCAAGAATAGCGATGGCTCCATTGGCGACGAAAGCCACTCCGCGCGCCTGTCCGATCACAATCCGGACGGAGCAGGGGTGGTTCATGCGATCGACATCACCCATGACCCCAAGGGCGGATTCGATAGCTATGCCTTCGCCGACATGATGCTGGCGAAGCAGGACAAGCGGCTGAAATACGTGATCTCGAACCGGCGTATCGGTTCGGGGCCTGCTGGCCCAACCCCTGGTGTCTGGCGCAAGTATTCCGGCGTGAACCCTCACGATCATCACTGCCACGTTTCGATCATGAGCGGCGCCATCGCGGACAACGCCTCGGATTGGGATATCAATTCCGCGGTCACGATCGATCCGGTTATTCAGCCGGATTATGTGCCGCCGCCGCCAACGTTGCGGAAGGGCGCAAAGGGCGATCAGGTCAAGAGCATGCAAACGCTGCTGCTCGCGGCAGACATCAAGATCGATGTTGACGGCGATTTCGGCCCCAAGACGGAGACTGCGGTCAAGCAGTTTCAGGCCGCCCATGGGCTTTTCGCTGATGGTGTATGCGGCCCCCAGACGTGGGCTTCCCTCAAGTAATCCGCCACGCGACGGCATCGCGCATCACATATGGAGACTGAAATGACTTCCGATACGATCTGGCAGATCATCCGCTATATTCTCATCGCCGCCGGCAGTTTCGCGACTGGCAAAGGCTGGGTCACCGCCGACCAGGTCACTACGATCATCGGCGCGCTCGGCTCGCTTTTTGCTGTTGCATGGGGCCTTTTCGTCAAGGCCGGCACGTCCACCGTTCCCGCTGCTACGGGCGCACGCGCTGACGTTCCGACCGTCAGCCAGGCTACCGGCGCCGTCAGCAAATGACTTGGCTTTCTCTCGCGCTCACGCTGCTCAAGATCGCTTCCACGATCATCACATGGGCTCGTGAGCGCGAGCTGATCTCTTATGGCTATGATCAAGCCATAGCGGAGCAGGCCGAAGCCATCCTGAAAAAAACCGACGTTGGCAAGAAAATCCTGGAGCGGGTGAATGCGCTTAGCGATGACAATGTTGATGCTGAGCTTCGTGGCCTTGAACCCAAGTAGCTGCACACCTCAGCAGATCGACAGCTTCTGCCAAGTCTACAATCAGGTAGTGCTGCAAAAGGGTGATGGGACGATCGTGGCTTCGCCAGGTGTCAAGCGGCGGCTCCTCGCCAACGAACTAACCTATCGGCAGCTTTGTCAGCCAAAAGCTTAGGCGGGTTGCCCCGGCGCTGGAACGCCGAGACGACCCTAACCCGCGCCCGGCGGTCACCAGGCACAGGCTGGGAATATCCTGGCTCAAATTCGTTAAGGAAAGCTGGGAATGTGGGAGCCGGGAGTGATCGTTTCTTTGGTAGTCGGGGTCGTCGCAATAGTCGGGCAGATCATCTCAATCACCGTATTTGTGGTCAAGTTGGGCGGCAAGATCGATCTCAATAATTCAACGGTGATTGGCAAAATCGACGTCATCGACCATCGCGTGAAAAACGTGGAAACGAGCATCGCTGATCTTAAGAACACTGACCGGCGTCTTTCACTCGTGGAAGATAGGCAGGCAGCGCTTGCTACACGGCAAGGCAATATGGAGCAGGATAATTTGCTGATCCGGGAAGATCTAGGAAAACTGCATCAGGGCCTAGATCGGCACGGCCGCGTGATGCAGCAGTTCAACGAAGCCCAATTCGAAAAATAATGCCGCACGTTAAGCGCCGCGCCAACTTGTTCCTGTTCCTTATGATTGTCGGGATCTTCGTGCTGTCCGCTGCGCTGATCATTCTCATGACCCGCCCAGCATGGCCGGCGTCACCGCCAGTCCAGCAAGCCTATACCTGCGACGACGTTCGCCGGCTAATCGCCGAAAAAGGCAAGGTCGCTGCAATCGCGTTCGCGGTCGAGCAGGGCCTTTCGATCCGTCAAATCTGGCAAATCCGCCGGACCTGTAAAATTTAACCGACCATAACCTGGAGACTACCAATGCTTCGCAAGCTCATTCTTGCGGCGGCGCTCTTTGCGTTGTCCGCGACCGCTGCCAACGCCGCCTCGCGCGTTTGGATCTCGGAATTCTCTGTCCTCACACTGACGGCCAGCGGCGGTTCTCCCGGCCAGATGGCAGCTCTCCCAAGCTTGGTCGATCAATCAACGCTCGACATCAGCGGCGGCGTCCAGACCTCGGCAGCCTTCAACGGCCAGACCAAGTACATCCGCATCACCTGCGAAGTGCAATGCGCCGTGAAGGTCGGGGGCACGGCGACGACATCAAGCCTGCCGCTCGCAGCTATGTCTCCCGAATATTTCGGCGTCCAACCTGGCGCCACGATCTCCGTCATCGCCAACCCGTAAGGCCAGGACAATGGCATTTGGAAAGCTTGGTGCCGGGGGCAGGGGCTTCGGCAAGGGGGGCAGCACTGCCCTTGGGAAACCGGGTGCGCCGCCGGCCCCTCCGTCTGGAACTACAGGACAGCCGATCGGCCTCCTGCTCGTACTCACGAAAGCATCATAAGGAGAGACTACATTGGCTGATACTGCTGTCGCGATCACTGCCGGCTCCGGCACCAACATCGACACCCGCACCGAGTCCACCAACGGAAACCATCGCCAGGTCATCGTGCTTGGCGATCCGGCGTCGAACACGGCGGTTGCCGCGGTCAAGGATGCTTCGACGGCTCCCGTTGCGACCGATCCCGCTCTCGTCGTTGCGATCTCGCCCAACAGCGTCAACGCCAACGGCCAGACGACCATGGCGAACTCAGCGCCGGTTGTTATCGCGAGCAATCAATCTGCTATCCCTGTTTCGAGTACACCGCTGACCAATTTCGGAGCGGGCGAATACGAGACTGTCGCAGCTTCGCAGACCGCTCAGGTGCTTGGCGCCACCGGCGCAACGGGAGACTACATCTCCGGGCTGCTTGTGATCCCTGCGACCACATCGCCAGGTAACGTCCTGTTGCTCGACAATGCAACATCGATCACCGTCTTTACCGGAGGGGCCACTAGCGTTTCAAACCTTGTCCCGTTCTTCATCCCGCTCGGAATGATCAGCGTCTCCGGCGCATGGAAGGTGACGACTGGCTCGAACGTCTCAGTTATCGGGATTGGGAATTTCACCTAATGTACCCATTCAACCCAGGTTGGCATTCCGGCCGGGCGGCATTTGCTCCGCAGCCGTCTTCGTTCACGCCTGCGTCGCTCAGTCCCTCCCTATGGATAGAGCCAGCTCAAAGCACGATGTTCCAGAGCAACGTCGGCTCTGGCACAGGTTCTGCGGCTAACGGCGATAACGTCGGGTATATCGCCGATCTGTCGGGCAATGGCTTCCACCTTACCAGCGCGGCCGATGACGCTACGAGGCCCACGCTTCAGGGGGTTGGCGTCAAGCCATATCTGGCTTTCACTAGTACTCAAACGCTTCTGAGGCTCGCTTCAACCGGTGCCTACGCCGCAGGCAGTGCTTCTTGGTTCATCACCATCCGCGTCCCGACCGGAGCGAGCGGTAATACCATTCTCGGTGAGTTTGACACCGGTTCTGCAAACTCGCGTTATCAGCTTATGACTATCCACGCGACCTCAACCAGTTCGACGGCACAACTTAGAAACGCAGCAAATACGACATTTTTCGCCAACACCAATGTTGTTGCCACTGGCGCATTTAGTACGACAGTCGATCATGTTACCGGAGTTATCGACAACGGCACCCAGCTAATCGGGTACGTAGACGGCGCCATTGGAAATACTGTGGCTTACACGCGAACCGGGACGGTAACGCTAAATAAGTTCAATCTTAACCTGACTTCTGCGACCCGTGTCTATGGCCTTGTTTGCGTCAATCGCGTTCTGACATCACAGGAAATTTCAGACCTGACGACCTATATGGCAGCTCTGAAATGAGCGCTGGTCTTAGCGTTTTATCAGGTGCAAGTACCGCTGAGCGTCATGTTCTGACGAGGGGGTTCTTTCCGGCCGTCAACAACACTTCGGCCACCAACACTGCCTGCCTCGAAAACAGAACCCGGCACGTCATCGCGGAGGACACTCCGTACCTTACATGCGTTGACACCGGAGTATACGTTACCTCCCTGAATGTCGAAACGAACATCGGAAATGACCAGACCATCGAACGATCGCTGGAGATCCCCTCCATCCAATCAACTCCCGTCCGGTGGACGTGGGGCGGATTGAATGTCGGGACGATTACCGATGGCGTGGGGCAGATAGCCTCGGATCAACTGAGTGCATCCAGCTTCGGTCTTTCCGTCTTCCGGGCCGGGACCGTGGTCTGGCTGCGCCAACGCAAGACAGTCACGGTCGGGCAGAAGATTTCGACATGGCAATATGGCGGAGCGGCAACAGGATATTCCGGAGAGGGCGCCTTCTGGTCTGACGGCAATTCTGCCAGTCAGGTTATGAATTCCGGCGCCATGACGACCCCCACGGGTGGCAGCACAAGCACCTTCAGCGCATTCCCTGTCGTTGTTCTCGGAGCACCGGGGCGCTGCACATCAACCGTCCTCCTTGGAGACAGCCTTGGTATGGGCCAGGCCGACAATTGGAGCGATGGCAGCTCTGGAGGAGGGTGGTTCGCCAGAGGAATGTATAACGTCAACGGTCGCCCCTTGGCTCATGCGAACTTCTCGCATGGGACGACTTGCGCCAACCAGTACGTGGCCAACTCGACCATCCGGAAGACATACTATCCTTATTTTACCCGTTCCGTCATTCATTGGGGCACGAACGACGCCGCGCTCAGCTTCTCGCTCACGAACACCAAGAACAGCATGCAGACCATCGCATCTCAGCTCAAGGCCGGTGGGCTCAGGTACGTCTCGGTGAGTGGAATTCTGCCGAGAACGGACGGCACCAACACGCCATCAACACTTTACGCGAATGGCGGCACATTTCGCGATCCCTTCAATTCCTACTTCGCATCGCTGGCCTCGCCAGGGACCGACATCGATGAATTTTTCAATGTCAGCACGGCGATCTGCGATCCCGTAAACACGGACAAATGGGGCTCTGTCAGCTACACGCCTGATTTCGTGCATGTGAACGCGACATCGTCTGCGTTGTGCGCCACCAACTTCAACGCCGTGGCTGCTGCCTGGAGACTGCCATGATAGGTTTGAGTTTTACGGGCGGCAATCGGGATGCCAAGAACAAGCTCGACAATGACTTCTATACCAAGGGGTCTTATGGCGCATTCCTCGGGACGTTAAACGTCGGCGGCCTGACCTATACCAACTCAGCAAAGGTGTTCGACAGCACGTTCCCGAATGGCACCTCAATGGATTGGAACTATTCTGGATCGACGGACTCGATCAAGTCGTTCTTACAGCTTGCATCCTTCGGCAACTACTACAATACGACCCCGGCAACGCCGATCACGCCAAAACGGCTTAGCACCTTGGGCTCTCTGGTTGCTGCGCTCGACATGACGGCAACAGGCTCGGCCAACAGCCACAATATCATCCATGACGGGTTTTTCACGACCGCCTCTGGCGACCACAATACCCAGGTCTATGAGTACGAAGTATTCCGCCGCTGTCCGCAGTTCGCCCAGGACTATATCAACGCCGGCTTCGTGACTCAGGTTGGGACGCCGACCATCGGCGGGCGGCAATGGCAGGTCGCGATTGACAGCACGGCCATGGGTGGGACGCGACCTGACTTGCTCATTGCGCCCGTTGGCTACGGTGACTTGCTGAGCGCTTCCATTGATCTCAAGCCTCTATTTGACTACGCCGTGGCCCAGGGCGTCATCACGGGAGATCCGTTCTTCAACGGCGATTCTCTCGGCGTTGAGGTGTCGAAGGGCAGCGGGGCGGCGCGGGTCAATTCGTATTCGATGACCTATACCTGATCACCATGCATTCATTGATAGGTATTCCGAGCCCTCGTCGTCAGTCAGCGGGCGGTACTCCCAAGTCCCATCGTCTAATCGGCGGCGCATCACGGTGCTACCGAAATAAGCGTGCTCGCCGTTCTTGAGCTTGACCCTAAACCGCCATGGCGGCACGTCGTAAAATTCCCACATGAAAGCCTCAACCTGAAAGCCTGACGGTTACTCCAGGTTGCGGCGCACAAGCAAGCTGTCTCAGGGCTTCCGCGCGTCCTGGGTGTGATGCCAGCGGGCGATCTGCTCTGGCGTCAGGCTGGAATGAAAGCGCTCCCACGCCGTCCTGAAGGCGTCCTTGGCGGCATCGAGGCTCTCCGCTGATCCGCGGGTCCAGGCTGCCATCGGGAGCGGGACTGTAATGTGCCAGTTCCAAACCGTCCCCGAGTGAACATGGCCCTCGGCCTTCCTGAT